TGTTCCTGGTGAGAAAATTGTTGACACACTTGTTGATATTGTTGGTTATGGTCTTTTGGCACTTTTGAAATTGAAGCACTCAAAAGATTCTGTTGATATTACAGTTGAAGAAGCACTAATTAAAAGCATTGCTGAGATTGAAGAAAGTTCTGAAGAGACTTTTGAGCCTTCGAATGATGATATCGAATGGTTAAACAGGAATACTTCTGCAATGAAGCAAGGTGTGGGAAGATTAGCTTAGAGATGAAATCAGACATTTGTAATACTTGTGGATTACACCTAACTTGTCAGAGTCCTTTTATGGACTCTGAAGGTTCTGAGACTCCAAGAGTTTTGGTAATAGGTGAGGCTCCTGGTGAAGCAGAGGATAAACGTAACGTACCATTCATAGGAACTGCAGGTGAGTTATTTAGAAATGTCTTAACAGAAGTTGGATTTGATTTATCAGAATTTCGATTTACAAATGTTGTTAGGTGTATGCCACCTGCTAACAAAATAACACAACCGGCAATAAATTACTGTAAACAATTCGCACTGGAGGACATAGAAACTTATAATCCTGAAATGGTAATTGTTGCTGGTAACAGTGCTTTACAAGGGATTATGGGTGAGAATGGCATAAAGGATTGGAATGGTAATGTCATAAAGAAGGATGGTAGAATTTATGTACCAATCTACCACCCAGCTTATATCTTGAGAAATAAGAATGCCATGGATGAGTGGTTGGACAGTTTACTCAAGGCATATGATGCTCTAAATGGTGTGTTTGAAGAAGAGTCTGCTGAGATGGAAATTGTTCTCCCAAGAACTGTGAAGGATGTTCTTAGGATGCAACAACATTTATCAGATTGTGAGAAAATTGCTTATGATGTAGAGACATCGACACTGGATGCATATTCTGATAATGACATATTACTTGCTGTGTCATTTGCTGCTGACGGTGTTATGTACAGTATACCTATGAGACATCCACAAGCGTGGTGGTCAGAGTCAGATTACCAAAAGGTAGAGAAAATCGTTATTGAAATTCTCGATGAACATGATGGTAAGTTGATGGGACAGAACATAAAGTTTGATCTTCTACACACCTGCACACAGCTTGGAAAACTTTACACAGCATGTGATGATACCATGTTGCTTAGTTCTTTGATAGATTCAGCACCTGGTAAGCATGGTTTGAAAAGATTGTCTGCAACATATTTAGGTTGGTATGATCATGAAAGTGCAATGGAAGAGTATGCAATGTCGCACCCTGAAGCAAATGTAAGAAAGGGTGGTTCTTATGCAAATATGCCTTTGGATATTTTATTGCCATATTCTGCTAAAGATTCTGGTGCAGTTGTCCTGTTGCGTGAGATACTTTATAAGAAATTAACAGATAAACAGAGAGCATTGTATGATGAATTGATAGTTGAGATTTCCAATGTTCTTACAGAAATTGAAATGAATGGACTTGTTATTGACAGATATGTTGCTAACAGGTACAAGAATATTTATGAAATGCGTGCTGAAGAAATTTATGAAGAAATCATACAAGACAAATTAGTCAAGCGTATGATAAAAGATAAACTAAAGGATCCGAAGAATAAGAAATGGAAATTCAATCCACGTTCTTCTATGCAGATGGTTGAATTTGTTTATGTTTATGGTAAGATGCCAATAACAGTAATGACAAAGAATAAAGATAAGAATAAATCTGTACCATCTACTAAAGCAGATGTATTGGTGACTTATGAAGACAGATTACCAATTCTCAAGAAGATACATTATTTCAAGGTCTTGAAAGATGCATTGTCGAAGTATCTAAATTCCGCACTGACAGAGAAGTGGTTGTCAGATGATGGACTTGTGCACACAAATTACAAAGTAAATGGTGCTGAGACTGGTCGTATTGCTTCTGAGCACCCAAATATCCAAAACATACCAACAGAGGAGAAACTTCCAGGAACATTGCTGGAATATTTGCCGATCAAGAATGTATTTACTACAAGGTTTGGTAAAGATGGTGCACTTGTCTCACTTGATGAAAGTGCGATGGAGTTGCGTGTATTCTCTTCTGTGTCAAATTGTACACCCATGCTTGAAGCATTTATTAATGGTCGTGACATTCATACTGCTGTTGCATCAAAGGCAACTGGCATTCCTTATGATGATGTTGATAAAGATACAAGGTATTATTACAAGCGTGTGAACTGGACAATTCTGTATGCAGGTAGTGCTAATACTCTTCATAAACGATACAGAATTCCTTTGAAGAAGGCAGAGAAATTGTTTGATGATTACTTTGATGAATTCCCACAAGTAAAAGATCAAATTGAATCTACAATCAAATCTGCTCGTAAGAGTGGTTATGCAGAGAGTGCATTCGGTAGACGCAGATACTTTACTTACATAAAGAGTAGTGACGATTCCCCACAACGTGCTGCAGATGAGAGAGCATCTGTAAATATGCCTATTCAATCAGCTGCATCGGATGTGTTGATGGCATCTCTTATTATTTTGAATAAAGAGATAAGGAAACGTGGTTACACAAAAGAACAAGTGGTAATAGTAAATACAGTTCATGACTCAATTGTTCTTGACTGTAGAAAGGAAGTTGTTGTAGAAATTTCTGAGTTGTGTAAAGATATTATGGAAAACATAATTGATTGGGCAGCAATTTATATGCCGAATATAGATTTTAGTTGGTTAGTGTGTCCATTACAAACGGATGCTGAAGTTGGTTCACATTATGGTAATAAAGTAAAACTAGAAAAATGGTTATTAAAGGAGAAGGAATATGGTATTGCCGGATAATGAAATAAGAAGATTGTCTGATCTTGGTATGATGACTCCATACTTTGACAAATCAAAAGATTTGGTAAAAGAGCCTGGAAAGTTGTCAAATGGTATTTCCTCTTATGGGTACGACATAACACTTGGAAATGAGTTCAAGATGTTTCCTGTTGTTCCCATGGATGGAGTTATTGATCCCAAGAATTTTGATGACAGTTACTTGACAACTGTAATCATGGATGAGTGCATTATCCCACCGAATTCATTCGTGTTGTCGTGCTCACAGGAGACATTCAAAATCCCTAGGGACATTATTGCCATTGTGTTAGGCAAAAGTACTTATGCCAGATGTGGGATTATTGTTAACATAACTGCTCTTGAACCAGAATGGGAAGGACAGGTGACGATCGAGATTTCCAATACCACACCTATCCCAGTCAAGGTTTATGCAGGAGAAGGTATCGCTCAGGTGTTGTTCTTGCGAGCTGAGTCTTTGTGTGATGTTTCTTATGCAGACAAGAGGGGTAAGTATCAAAATCAGACAGGCGTAACATTAGCTAGGAGCTAATATGTCGGATATGATATTACGAAAACCAGAAGATTTAGTCGGTACCCACACAGATTTAGTTCTTGAGTGGTATGGAAGACCTTACAGAATAACTGTGCTGGGTAGAGATGATAATGGGATGGTGGTTCGTTGGCATTACAAAAATTTTCGTTTGAGAATAGCAAAAATTGTAGGAGAAGAACCTATAAATAATAAGAAAGTTGATGTTTATGCAGTCACAGAAGTATTTATGAAGAATAAGGAGAGTAAAGATGGAAAATGATCCAAAAACAGTAAAATCTGTAATCGAAGAGATTTCTGGTTCCACAATTATTGTACGCACCATGAAGGGTGAGAAGAAGAAATTCGATATTGGAAATCTTTTCAACATAGATCAGGAAAGTATATCGAATGAATTTGCCACTCAAGCATCCATGTATGCATTCTTTGCTATCCTTGCTGCTGATGCAGATAGAATTGCTGCTATGAAATCCCTGCTTTATGATCAAGAAGCTGCATCTGCAGATGAGCAGTATCGTGCACAATTGACACTTGATGGTACGAAATTTACTGAAGCTGTTATCAAGTCTATGATTGTGCGTGATGAATCTTGCTACAAGGCATTGTCTGAGAAGGAAGATGCAGATTACGATTTGAATATTTTGAAGGCAATTGTAAGAGCGTTCGAACAACGTGCCATGATGCTGCAGTCGTTGGGATCACAATTGCGACACGAGTATGACATGCAAGGCATGACTACCAGAGAATCTGCAATGAATAAAACATCTGAGAATCTCAAAGAGACAATCAATGCTCGCAGAAGACTAAAGAGTTCTGATTAACAAGTTATATTGAATAAGAGAATGAGCGAAGGTAAATCCTAAGGCTCGAACTCAATTTTACAAAGGAGAATGATATGGGAACTGGTAAAGATGTGAAGTCTGCTCGTGTTGACCGTCTCGCAATGTTACGAGACAAATTGGCGAAAACAGATTTACGTTCTGGTGGTGGTGGATTCTTCTCCCCACCTGATGGAAGGTCTGTTATTCGTATTATGCCTGAAGTTGGTGAGATGCAATTCTTTTATCAACAGGTTGGGTCTCACATGCTCCCTGGTAGTGAGAACAGAAAGCAATTCTACTGTCCCAACTTTACCAGTGAGGGAGAGCTTGATTGTCCCATCTGTGATTATGTTGAAGAATTGAAAAGATCTGGTGACAAGGCATCCTTGGCATTGGCATCTGCCTTACGTGTAAAACGTAAATTCTGGATGAATGTCATTGATCGTGATCATGAATCTGTTGGACCGCAAATTTTCACTCCTGGTGTTATGGTGTTTGGTCAAATCTCCAGCCTTATCAGTGATCCAGATTACGGTGATATTTTCGATGTTGACAAAGGAATTGATATCATCATCGAACGTAAAGGCAAGAATTTGGAAACTGAGTATCAAGTAAAACCTCGTCGAGATTCTTCACCACTGTCTGAAGATGAAGATACCTTGAATGAGTGGCTTGAGAAAGCTCGTGATCTTACTCCAGTGGAAGTTTCGGATGATCCTGAAGAAGACAAAGAACTCACAAAGGGACATATCTTGTTTATTGTTCCTTATGATCGTTTGAAACGTGAGTTTGAGAATGTTGATTCCGATGTTGATTCGGATGAAGATGAAGATGATCGTCCTGTTCGAAAAACAGCTGCACCTTCTCGAAGAATTGTTTCAAAGACTTCTGCACCTGCACCGAAGCGCAGAGTTGCTGTTGAGCCTGAAGAAGAAGATTTAGAAGATGCCATTGAAGAAGAGGAAGATGAAGATGAAGTGCAGAAGGAAATGGTAACCAGAACTGCACGTCGTCACCTACGAAGATAAGATTCTCTGTTGTTGTATAAGGACGGTTGAGAACCAAATTCAACCGTCCTTTAGGAAAATATTATGAAAATTCTTCACTTCTCAGATTCTCACATAGGAATAGATACTCACGGCTCAATAGATCCTGAAACAAAATTGAACATAAGAGTGTTGGATGCATTAGATTCTCTGGATGCTATGATAGACATGGCTGTCGAAGAGAAAGTTGATATAGCACTTTTCGCTGGTGATGCTTTTCATAGACACAGTCCTACACAATCTTATGTTAATGAATTTGGAAGACGGATGTTACGATTGAGACGACAGTGTCCGGTCGTACTTCTTGTAGGTAATCATGACATGCCTGGTGGTGATAGAGCATCAGCATTGGAAATTTACAAGACATTGGAAGTGCAAGATATTATCGTTGGAAATAAGTGTGAGTTGTTGAAGATAGAAACAAATTCTGGAATCTTGCAAGTAGTAACAATACCTTATCCCAACAGAACATGGCTTGACTCAAAAGATGTGTACAGAAATTCAGCAGAAGTTGTCTCCAGAATGTTGAAGGAAGAGACAGCATTGAGGATACGTAACCTGGCGTCTCAAGTTGATACAAAGTTACCTGCAGTGATGCTTGGACACTTTACAGCTGAGGGTTGTCAGTATAGTTCCGAACGTTCTGCATTTATTTCCAACTCAGATGCTGCTGTGTCTTTGGATGAGTTGTTGTTACCAGTGTGGGATTATGTCGCACTGGGACATGTACATAAGCATCAGGATGTTTCTAAAGGCATAGAAGGTGTTCCTCCAGTTGTTTATTCTGGTTCTTTGGATAGAGTAGACTTTGGTGAGGAGAAGGACAAGAAGGGATTTGTGTTGATTGACATAGTTAATAAACTAACTTCTTGGGAATTTATTGATGTGAATGCAAGACCTTTCAAGACTTTGGAGTATCATGTTATAGGTAAAGATTCAACTAATAAAATATTGGATAAAATTGAAAATGTGAGTAATTTAGAAGGTGCAATTGTGCGTGTAATAATTACTCCTGAGGATGAGTTGACTAAATTGTCAATAGACGAGGGAGAGATAAAAGAACTTTTAGTGTCAAAGGGTGTATTTTGGATAAATTCATTCACAATAAAAAGACCAGAAAATTTTAGTGAGGAGAAGAATTCAAATCGTTCTGTTGTAATAACTACAGAGATGTCTAGGATGGAGATGGTTACGTCTTATCTTAGAGGGATTGGTAAGGAAGGCAAGGATTTAGATTCTCTTGTCAAATTGTATTCTAATATTGCTAATACATGTGAGGTTGAAAATGTCTGAAGAATTGCTTGGAAATATCATGAAAGATCTTACAACAAAGAAATCTCACAAATTTGATGTGAGTTTGTTGTCTGATGAAAATTCTCCATGCGTTGTGTCTGAGTGGTTGTCAACAGGTTGTCTAGCCTTGGATACCATTATGGGTGGTGGATTACCTTATGGGAGAATCACAGAAATTTATGGTGACAATTCAACTGGTAAATCATTAATCGCAGCACAGCTGGCAGCTATCGCACAACAGGATGGTGTCATTGTTGTATATGCAGATACAGAATCTGCTGTTAGTATTAAAATCATGGAAGCTGTTGGAGTAGATATTAAGAATCTTATTTACTCCTCTCCAGACACTATTGAGGAAATTTTTGATCTGTTCCAAAGTTCTATTGAATCCAAGGCATCAAGATCTAAAGATACAAGGATGTTGATTATTTGGGATTCAGTAGCTGCTACTTCATCCGATGCAGAAATGGTTGCAGAGTATGGAAAATCTGCTATGGGACGACATGCTGCTTTGATTTCACAAGCAATGAGAAAGTTTACAAGAATTTTGGCAAAAGAACATGTTGCTGCATTGTTCCTAAATCAGACTCGTGAAAAAATTGGAGTTATGTTTGGTGACAATGTTACAACCTTTGGTGGTAAGGCAATTGGATTTCACTCTTCTATAAGAATACAGCTCAAGATGGGACAAAAGATTAAAGAGGGTGGTAAGATTGTTGGTATTGAATCTCGTGCCAATTGTGTCAAGAATAAGTTGTCCCACCCATACTTATGTGCTTCATTACCAATTTACTTTGGTCATGGAATAGATGATGAATTGGCATCATTTCATTATCTTAAAGATGCCAAAATTATGAAGAGTTCTGGCAGTTGGTACGAAATTGATGGAATAAAAGATAAATTCCAACAAAAGGGTTGGGCAGAAATTTACGACAAGAATTATGAATTGATTTCAAACTTAATTTCAAGTGTTCAAATAATTGATGCCTCTATTGATGAGGACACAGACGACGAAACAGTAGAAGAGTAAGATATGTCTGATACTCTGTTATTGATAGATGGAAATAATCTTGCCTATCGATGTAAATTCGTATTTAGTTTGTCAAACAGAGGAGTAGATGTATCTGTAACATATGGATTCTTGCGAGTCTTAGAATCCTTGATTAAGAAGAATAAACCTTCTAGTGTTGTGGTGGCGTGGGATGGGAGAGTTCCTAAATTTAGGAGACATCTCGTACCAGAATATAAAGCCAACAGACACAAGGATGATGATCCAGAAGAGCGTGAAAATTTCAATAGACAGATGGATGAGCTGCATAATTATGTATTACCAAGAATGGGAATCTTGAGTGTTAAGAGACAGTATGTTGAGGCAGACGATTTAGTGCATCATGCTTCTATGTTATCTTTACATGAGAATAATATTATTGTTACTGGTGATAAAGATCTTTTACAGTCTATATCTACATCAACAACAGTTTACAGTCCGAATAAAGATAAGTATTATGATATTTCCAAATTTGAAGCAGAGTATGGCTTGAAATTGTCAAAGTTTGTCTGGTGGAAAGCATTGCAGGGAGACGGTAGTGACAACATCCCAGGAGTTTATGGTATTGGTGAGTCTATTGCAACCAAATTATTGAATAAATTTCCTGATGTGTTGACAATGTTTAGTGACATAGAAACTGGTAAATTTACAGGTAAAATTGCCGATCGCATAAAGGAATTTGGGTATGAGAGATTGGTAAATAATTACAAAGTAATGAATTTATCAATTGATAGGGTTGGGGCTAGGTATGCACTGTCAGAAGAGTTAAAATTTTATAGAAAGGCTGATAAGAAATTAGTCAAGAATTATTTTCTTAGAAGTGCTTTTATCTCATTGTTAGATTCGTTGCCTATGTTGGTGTCTAATTTGGAAATGCCAAGATTTGACTCAACAATGAGGCATCCCATTGTGGCATGTGAAAGGACACCTCTTGAAGATATTTGATTCTGATAAAGTTACTGGTTTGGTAGAGTCTTGGATAAATGATCGTGATAAAGAAATATTGAATGAAATTTTAGAAGAGACTAGACCACTAGCTAAGTACATAGCACGTCGTTATAATTCAGAATCAACAGAAGACCTTGAACAAGGGTCTTTGTTGAAAATAATGTCTTCCTTGGATCATTATGATCCAAAAATTGCAAATGTTCATACTTACTTCTCAACAGTCATAAGAAATTTCTGCATAACAAGTTACTTGAAGGTCAAAAATTGTGACCACTTTGAGTCAAACTGTTTGGAAGATATAGAGAATTCAAGATATTTCCAAACGACAGATATTGTCGAAGTTGATGGGGACACAGAAGTACAAGAATTGATATCAAGAAATTTATTGAGATTCCCAAGTTTATCAAAAGAGACTGTTACAAAAGCAACAAGGTCAATATTCTTCATGACTAGAGATGGTATCCACAATAAAAGTAGAGGGATAGTTAGTAATCTGGTAAGGAATCATAAACTGAACAGAATACAAGCAAAGATTCTTTACAGAAGCACGATAGCTCACATGAGAATGAAGCATATTTCCAATTCACAATATCCTGCCAACAGCAAGACACCAGAAATGTCTTTACTCCCAGAATTGAGAGAATTTCTTGGAGATTCAGAATATTCAAAATTTATTTGTATATTTTCAGGAACTACGATAAATATAAAGTAGTCGAATTTATCTGTATGCTGTAAGGTAAATTTATTAGAGGCAAATATGCAAAGAATCCACGCTAGAAATCTTTATATAGGTACAACAGCTGAGCGCACAACGTTGTCTGCCTCCTTACCAACAGATGGTATAGGAGCAACTTATTA